CAAAATTCCTGTAGGGCTACAGGTAACTCGGCCAAATGTCGTAGGACAGGCAGTCAACCGGGCCCGCGTAATCAACAAACTAGCATCCCCACCTAATTCTTTATGCCTACTGCCCCATTTAGTGGGTGGGTAAAGCGTACATTGGGGTGTGCCTTCGGACGCCATATCCTTAGGACCCAATGATCGGAAAGTCTTGTAATTGTTGCCGACGCGATGAGGTGAATTCAAACGCAGCCTTAAATGCGGTAACCCCGAATTGTCATGAATCAAACTCCTGATAAGGAACCAACCGGTCGTGCACCCAAGCTCGAGGGTGTTCGCGGTAATGAGCATGAGATGTTGATGAAATATGTTGGGCATGTGGAGGCAACATCCATTGAGAGGGTCGAGGAAGTAGAGGAATCAAAAAACGGGTTGGGCAAGTCTTTGCTATCTGGGCTGCCCATTCAAAACAATATAGAGAATCAAGATGGCAAAAGCATTACATGCACACGTTACCAATCTATGCATGTTGGCAGGCGTGGCAGTGGGAAAGAAGCATTTACCCAGCCTATCCCTGGGACGAGTTTAAACTTGTCAACTACGGAGATGACTGCATTGTTGGGACCCAGCTCCATCAGGGCTGGTTCTCATTCAACATTGGAGATGCATTGTCAGCGTACACCAGAGAAGGATGGAAGGGAGACTTCGAAGAAGAAAACGCCATCTGGGACGCAATCTGGGCAGAAGAAGGAGCGTTCGAAGCATTATCCGAAGAGATCCGCCGCCAAGGCCAAGGCGGTCATCAGCGGGTGCGCCGACGCAATAGCCCAAAAGCAGGCCGAGGTAGATGTCGCCAGAGAAAAGGTGCAAGAGGACAACGGGGTTATAGAAAAAAGAAAAAACAAAATAAAAAACAACGAGCGCCCCAAAGAGTTGTCCTCCCATGAGAAATACATTCAATTGAAGAACTTTATTGAAGCCTTGGAAGAAGAAAACGCCCCAATTGATGTAATCATGACCAAACATCACTTTTTAGAAAGGGAGAAAGTGGTCATGAAGAGGAGAGAGTTACCACTCTCCGATAGAGGCGCTAAGTTTTATGCCAAATATAAATACCTCCAGGATTTTATACAACAATACCCAGATTATGCTGATGTCGGGGTGGCACTTGTTGATCGAATGTGTTATGTCACCATGAAGAGTGGGCCGACTCAAAAAACGTTCGAAAGTCTTGCTCAACAAGGAGAGGTGTTTTGTAAATTGTACAACATGCCCGGGTCAGACAAACTATATTGGTACACTAGATTCATGTATGATATAGCTAATGACGAAAGAGTGCATGATTTGCCACAAAATTGTTACCAATTGCATAATAGACTTTTGTGGACCAATTTATGGCGTAAAACCTACAAACTCAAGTTCGGTGGTGAAATCGATGCCACCCCTGACATGCTTGATCATTTTGTGGAAAGACAAGATTTGCTTGATTTTTTCTATGGAGCGTCATTACGTCAGGATTTGCGCAATGAATCTGAGTATTTGGGAGATCGGTTTACCTATTTTGATACATGGAAAATGGAGACGGAGCTCAAAATACTTGGGGAGCCTTTCAAGATCAAGGAGCCATTTGTCACCAATAATGAATATATAGGTGATTTTTGTGGGGGTGATCGAGAACTTAAGCATCCGGACTTTGAGGATACATTAACACCTAGGTGTGTAGGGCGGCAGTATTTGGTGGGGTTTACCACTGCCTATGATCAAATAAAGATACCCCGCTCCTGTAGTTGCAACGAGAAGATCGCTTGCATAACTAGACAGATGTGCCCGCCAGCATATGGGGATGATCCCCATGCTAAGGCACATTCTCGGGCCATGTGGCGTGACGCGTATGTCAAGTTAATGCAGGAGCTACCATTGCCAAATTACACACCTAGCCCAGACCATCTTGAACAGTTTTTGAATCATGTGCCACCACAAAGGCGTGTGCCAATTTATGAGGCATATAAGAAGCAGAGCTGGTTGGGGAAAGACGACTCATCTATCAATCCCATGAGTAAAGTCTTTGTGAAGGTCGAAACACTATTAGGTAAAACCGTGTTAACCTTAGATTCTAGGGCAATATCCGGCAAAACTGATGAATTTTTGGCCATGGTTGGACCGTCATATTACGCTTGGCAAAAGCAATGTTCTAAGTTGTGGAGTGATGGTAATTGGATCAACCAAAAATATATTTACACTGGCGGCATGACTGGTGTGGAAATAGGGATGATAGCCGCGTATTTTGAGTCTCTTGGGTGGTATGCATATGAAGGTGACTTTTCCAGGTATGATGGTCATACTGAGGAGGAGGCTCTTGATTGTGAGTACGATTGTTATGAGCAGAAATTCTCGAAGGAATTTGCAGATTTACTTCGCAGAACAATTAGCAAGCGATCATTAACCATGTCTAAATGTAGCTTTACTACTATTGGTAAGTTTGATAGTGGGTTGAGCAACACTAGTTTTGGCAATACACTTAGAGGGTTCATGATAGCCAAGGCCATAGAAGAAAGGCTAAGATTCTATGGATGGGATGGCAAGATAGTAGTCATGCAGTTGGGAGACGATAACGTATATTTCGCTAGCAAGAGGATTGATATGGACGTTATGAGGAAGGTCTCCCTGGAAATGGGTCATATATTGAAAGTTGTCGAGCGCACGCCTGAGGAATATGACTTGTTGGAGTACTGTAGTATGCGGTTTTGGAGAACTTCTGCCGCAACGCGTGTACTTGGGCCCAAACCATTTCGTACATTAGCTAAGTCGTTCGTCATGCATAAGCCCCTACCCAAAGGTCAAACGATTGAGGATTGGACACGGGTAGTTGCCACTGGGTTTAAACATTACCTTTGGGTACCGGTGCTGGGTGCTGTCGTCGATCAGTTTGACGTCAGTGCATCACCCCAGCCAGTACCCGAGTGGCAGGTGTCTTTGCGTGAGCCTATTGTTCATATCGATGAAACGGAAATCGCTGAGCAGTTCGCTGTTATATATGGTGTTGACTACCAACGTTTGGAACAGTTGGTGGCCGATGTTGACTTCACCAAGCCTGGTACTTGTTTCACGCACCCTTTGTTCAACACTATGTTGGAAATCGATGGTTGTGAACTTGACGAAGCAGCGCATCTTGTTTAACACCTTGTGTCCATGACCAAATGACAGAAAACTTGTGGGCTGGTTGCCAACCAAACGCTGCTACGTGTATATCCCTCAACGCAATAAACTCAAGTTATTGGGTTGGTGAAGAATACACGTGGGGCGTGCGCCGGCGCGGGTTTATTAACTTCCCATCTTAGGTGAGAAAAAGTAAAAGGGGTTTATGGGTACCTCTGGTGGAACACGAAGCACAAACCCACTTGGTTGGTAGTTTACCCAGCTAAAGCTATATCCGTTAATAGCTGCGGCTGAGGGACCTTCCATGACCACCCAGGTTAGATTTATCAACCTCACTGATCACGGGGTGTAATTCAGAAAGATCAAAAGCGGATAAACCAACGCAGTCGATGCACCTGTGTTAGGGGATTAAACAAACGCATTCAGAAAACAAAACAAAACCAACCAAAAGGAACAAGATTAACACAGTCACTGGTCTTAAGGCCGGTGGCAAACAACACCGCCTCAAAGAAGAAGAAGAAACCGAAGAAAAGAGTTGTTGTAGGCAACACTACGAGACCGGAGACTGCCTTTGTGGTCGCGCAACGCAACGCCTGGAGCCCTTTAGCCCTAGGAGCCAAGATGCCCGACTTCAGCAACGCAAATACGGCAACAACCTTTATTCGGGAGGCATATAAGGTAACTACCCAAGCACAAGGCTTTGGTGTCATAATGTTAAGCCCGCTAGCAGGGGGCTATTACGGCGTGACAGCATCCTCAATGGCCAGCAACGGTACTATCACATGGAGTCCAGTTAATGGGCAACAGGTGCCTTCTTGGAGTTCCATAACTTCCACAGTATTCAATGAGTTCAGAGTCATTGGGTGGGGTGTGAAGCTCACTTGTGAACAGTCCTTGACAAATGCTCAGGGGCATGTACTAGTGGCGAATTTCCCCGCCGATACTACCGATGATCCACATGGATGGACCTTTGCCCCTACCACTGAAGGTGGGGTGGAGGCCCTAGTCGATTGTCGTCGTATCTCTATGGCTCAATTGTGCGAGGAGCCTATTTACATCAACGCCAAAATACAGGATGCTGGCATAGCTCTGTATCGAGACGCTACCGATGTGTCCACCGCTAACTTTCCAGGCAGCGACGGGTGGCAACGGGTTTTGGTGTATGTCTCTGGCGCCACTGCTAGTGCCGCAGTCTTGACGGTAGAGGTGATATTTCATTTGGAGTATTTGCCCATACCTAATTCACTAGTACAATATTCAGCGGCGTCTTGCTGCCAATACAACCCCGAATTGTTGGCCACTGCCAGTCGAGTATCGAAGGAAACACCTACCTTCTTGACTGAAAAGGAAATGGACAGCGATCAGACGGTTGTAGAGAGAATTGGCCAGTTTGCCGAGAGCGTTGCAGACAACATGGAAAAGGTGATGACAATCATCCGACCTGCTGCCCGCATTGCCCGTACCCTCGGGGTCGGCACAGCTGGACATAATTTTCCCTTAAGGATCACATACTAACGGAGCCTTAAATCCGATAGTAGTTGTTAATATGAGGGTAGAG